GTGTCGACCTTCAAGGCCGAGACCTATCGCTTCCTGCGGCTGGCGCGCCCGACCGAGAAGGATATGGCCGAAGGGGCCGCGTTCCCGCCCGGCTCTGTGCATCTGCCGCATTGGGTCGAAAACGAATGGCTGAAGCAGTTCGTGGCCGAGCAACTGGTGACGGTCCGCACCAAGCGCGGCTTTGCCCGGCTGGAATGGCAGAAGCTGCGCGAACGCAACGAGGCGCTGGATTGCCGGGTCTACGCCCGCGCCGCCGCCTGGATCGTGGGCGCGGATCGCTGGACCGACGAGAAATGGCGCGATCTCGAGGATCAACTCGGGGCGGCGCCAACGGAAATAGATAGTGCGGGGCGGGTCAACCGGCCGCAATCCGCACCCCAGGGAAAACGGCAGTCTGATTGGCTTGGCCGACGCGGAGGATGGTTCTGACATGACCGACTGGACGGAAGCCGAACTGGCGGCCCTGCGCCGGGCCTATTCCAGCGGCACGACCCGGGTCAGCTATGATGGCAAATCGGTGGACTATGGTTCGGCCGAGGATCTGCTCGGGCGCATCCGCACCATCGAACGCGCCATCGCAGGAACGACGCGCCCGCTCCCGGTGGCCGGGCTGGCGGGCTTCAGCCGTGGGGATCGCTGATGCCCGCGAACTGGATGGACCATGCCATTGCCTCGGTCGCCCCGCGCATGGCGGCCCGGCGTGTCTTGGCACGTCAAGCCTTCGAGACCCTGGCGCGCGGCTATGATGGCGCGTCCAAGGGACGGCGCACCGACGGCTGGCGCGCGCCGGGTTCCTCGGCTGACACCGAAATCGGCGTGGCCGGGGCGCTGCTGCGCGACCGGATGCGCGATCTCGTCCGCAACAACCCCCATGCCGCCAAGGCCGTGGCGGTGCTAGTGAACAACATAATCGGTTCGGGCATTATGCCCCGTGCTGCCAGTGGCGATGATAAGCTCGACCGCAAGGTCGATGCCCTGTTCGAACGCTGGACGGCGGATTGCGATGCCGATGGCCAGCTGGATTTCTATGGGCTTCAGACGCTGATCTGCCGCGAGATGGTCGAGGCGGGCGAGGTGCTTGTGCGGCGCAGGTTGCGCCGGTCGTCGGACGGCTTGCCGGTGCCGTTGCAATTGCAGGTGCTGGAGGCTGACTTTCTCGACGCCACCAAGTCCAGCATCGTCGGCGCGGGGCGCATCGTGCAAGGCATCGAGTTCGACCCAGTCGGCAAGCGTCGCGCCTATTGGCTGCATCCCGAACACCCCGGCGACGCGCATGGTGCCTTGCGCGGCGGGCTCGACAGCCGCCCGGTTCCCGCGACCGAAATCGCCCATGTCTATGAAAAGCAACGCACTCAGGCCCGCGGGGTTCCCTGGGGCGCGCCGGTCATTCGGTCCTTGCGCGACCTTGACGACTATGAAGTGGCCGAACTGGTCCGCAAGAAGACCGAGGCCTGCGTCACTGCCATCGTCTTTGGCGACGACGAATCCCAGCAGGGCATCGCGCCGACCGTGGTCGATGCCGATGGCAACCGGGTGGAGCAGTTCGAACCGGGCCTGATTGCCTATGCCCGGGGCGGCAAGGACATCCGCTTCAACCAACCGTCGGCCACCGGCGGCTACGCAGAATACAAGCGGGCCAGCCTTCACACGATCTCGGCCGGGTTCCGGGTGCCCTACGAGTTGGTGACGGGCGATCTCAGCCAGGTCAACTATTCCTCGATCCGGGCGGGGCTCGTCGAATTCCGCCGCCAGATCGACGCCGTACAATGGCAGCTCTTCATCCCGATGTTCTGCGCTCCGGTCTGGCGCTGGTTCACCGAAGCCGCATGGGCGGCGGGCCAGATCCCGACACCTGACGTGCCGGTCGAATGGTCGCCGCCAAAGTTCGAGGCGGTCGATCCGCAGAAGGATGCGATGGCGAACCTGCTGTCCATCCGGTCCGGCACTATGACGCTGGCGGAGGTGATTGCCCGGCAGGGCCGCAATCCAGACGCCGTGCTGGCTGAGATCGCTGCGACCAACGCTAAGCTGGATGCCCTCGGCCTCGTGCTCGACAGTGACCCGCGCCGTGTCACGAAAACCGGCAGCGCGCAAACCTCGGACCCCGCCAGCGATCCAGCCGCTGACCCAGAAGACGACCCGGCGCAACCCGACGCCGCCCAACAGGACTGACCCCATGGACACGATGATCGAACTGCCGGCCATGCGCCGGACGGCGGAGCTTGCGCCGAACACGGCCGATGCGCAGGCCCGCACCGTCGAGGTGGTCTGGTCGGCCGGGGCCCGGGTCCGCCGCGCCAGCTTCTTCGGCGAGCCATATGACGAGGAACTGAGCCTAGATCCCGCCCATGTCCGGCTGGAACGGCTGAACGCGGGCGCGCCTTTCCTGAAGGTGCACGAGTTGGGGGCGCTGGACGCGGTCATCGGCTCGGTCGTTCCCGGTTCCGCCCGCCTCGAAAATGGCCGTGGCATCGCGCTGGTCCGGATCAGTGAACGCGACGATGTCGAACCGATCTGGCGCGACATTCAGGCCGGGCACATCCGGGCGGTGTCCATCGGCTATCAGGTCCACCGCTTCGAGGTCTCCAAGCCAGATGGTGGCCGCGAGTTGTGGCGCGCGGTCGATTGGACGCCGTTCGAGGTTTCCGCCGTGACGGTTGGGGCCGACCCCGCCGCCGGTTTCCGCGCCCAGCAACCCCTTCACGACTGCGTCCTTCATCGCCGGGACGCTTCCAACACCCGACAAGGAGCATTCCCGATGACCGACCCGATCCAGACCCCGGCCGCACTGGCCACCGAACCCCACGCGACCGAGGAGACCCAGATGACCGACCCCACCCATGCCGCTGCCGAGCCGCAGGCGCGCGCCGTCGAAACACGCGCGCTGCCCCAGACCACGCCGACGACCCCGCCCGACACCGAAGCGATCGCCACCCGGGCGCGCGAGGGTGAGCGCGACCGTGTTTCAACCATCTATGATCTCGCGGGCCGCCTGAACCTCGAGCGCGGCTTTGCCGAGGATCTGGTCAAGCGCGGTGTCACCGTCGATGAATCCCGCCGCCTGATCCTCGATCAGGTCGCCGCCAAGTCGGATGAGACCCGAACCTTCCCGCATGTCTCGATCCCCCTCGGCGGCCGGGATGAACGCGTGACCCGTCGCGACGCCGTGGCCAATGCGCTGCTGCACCGCTACAGCCCGACGCTGTTCCAGCTGGACGACTCTGCCCGCCAATACCGCGGCATGTCGCTTCTGGAACTGGCCCGCGAAAGCCTGACCAATGCCGGGGTCAACACGCGCGGCCTCTCGCGCGACGAGGTGGCGACGCGGTCGCTGCATTCCACCTCCGACTTCCCCGAAATCCTGTCCGCTGTCACGAACAAGACACTTCGGCAGGCTTACGAGACCTATCCCCGCACCTTCATGCTGTTCTGCCGCCAGGTGCTCGCCACCGACTTCAAGGCGATGAACCGGGTGCAACTGGGCGAAGCGCCCCAGTTGCTTGAGGTGGGCGAAAGCGGCGAGTTCAAGCGCGGGACGCTTGGCGAGAGCAAGGAAAGCTACAAGGTCAAGACCTATGGCCGGGTGGTCGCGATCACCCGCCAGACGCTGATCAACGACGATCTGGATGCCTTCACCCGCATTCCGGCGATGTATGGCAACTCCATCGCACAGCTGGAATCGGACGTGGTCTGGGGCATCATCACCGCCAACCCGGCCATGGCCGATGGCAACGCGCTGTTCCACACCACCCACAAGAACCTCGCCGCGACCGGCACCGCATTGGCCGTCGATGCGGTGGGCGCAGCACGGGCGGCGATGGCGCTGCAGACCGGCTTCGACAAGAAGACGGTGCTGAACATCCGCCCCGCTTTCCTGATCGTACCCGCCGCACTGGAACTGAAGGCCGAGCAACTGGTGGCGCAGAACCTCGTGCCCGCCGACAGCACCAAGGTGGTGCCGCAGTCGATCCGCACCCTCTCGCCGATCAGCGAGCCGCGCCTTGATGCTGCCAGCGCCACTTCCTGGTATCTGGCGGCCAGCCCCAACCAGATCGACACCATCGAGTATGCCTATCTGGAGGGTCAGCAGGGTGCCTATATCGAGACCCGCAACGGCTTTGACGTCGATGGGGTGGAGATCAAGTGCCGCCTCGACTTCGGGGCCAAGGCCATCGACTGGCGCGGCCTCTACAAGAACCCGGGCGCGTAACGCCCCAATCCTGAACCCTGACACGCGGGCGGTCCTGATGGGCCGCCCTTCGTCTTTCTCAAAGGAACACCCAGATGAAAAACTACGTTCAGCCCGGCAACACCATCACGCTGACCGCGCCCTATGCCGTCACCTCCGGCGATGGCCTACTCGTCGGCGCAATCTTCGGCGTTGCTGCTGGCACCGCCGCCCTTGGCGAAGCGGTCGAAACCGCTGTCGAGGGCGTCTTCGACCTGAAGAAGGTCGCCTCGCAGGCTTGGGCCACAGGCGACAAGATCTATTGGGACAACACGGCGAAGAACACGACCAAGACCCTCACATCGAACACGCTGATCGGCGTGGCGACCGAAGCCGTCTCTGGCGGGGCCACCGACCTGATCGGCCGGGTGCGGCTGAACGGCGCGTTCTGATGTCTGCCTTCGCCGCCGCCGTCGGCGCGCTCTTCGCCGATCCGAACATGGGGCGGGACGCGGTCTACATCGCCGACGGCGGCGCGCCCGTTCTGGTGCGCGTCGTCGCCCGGCGAGCGGATACTGTCACCGACTTCGGCGATGCGCGGCTGTGGTCCGAAACCACCCGCGTCGACCTTCGCGTCCCCGAGGTGGCGAACCCGCGCCCGGGCGACCGGATCGAGATCGACGGCGACGCCTTCCTCATTCAGGGCGAGCCCGTCCGTGACCGCGAGCGGCTGGTCTGGACCGTCGATCTGAGGCCAATGTGAAACTGACACTGGCCATCGATCCCGACATCGTCGCCCTGATGGCAGCCGAGGTCGCAGCGGGGGAGCGCGCTGTCACCTCCGCGATGCGTCAAGCGGGCACCGGCCTGAAATCCGCCTGGCGCGGCCAGATCACCGGCGCGGGATTGGGCACGCGCCTCGCCAATTCAATCCGCTCCGCCAGTTTCCCGAAGTCCGGCGAAAGCCTGAACGCGGCGGCACTGGTCTGGTCGAACGCCCCGGTGATCATCGGCGCGCATGACACCGGTCCGTTGATCCGTTCCAAGAATGGCTTCTGGCTGGCGATCCCCACGCCAGCGGCGGGCAAATCCACCCGAGGCGGCCGAATGACCCCCGGCGAATGGGAACGCCGGACGGGCTTGCGCTTGCGGTTCATCTATCGTCGCCGTGGCCCCAGCCTGCTGGTGGCCGAAGGGCGGTTGAACACCAAGGGCCGGGCCGTAGCGTCAAAGTCGAAAACCGGCCGGGGCGTCATCACCGCGCAGATCTTTCTGCTGGTCCCGCAGGTCAAGCTGCCGAAGCGGCTCGACCTCGCGCGCGATGCCGAGCGGGCGCACGTCGCTGTGCCGGGGTTGATCGTGGCGAACTGGAAGTGAACATGAAGCGTTTGGGGAAGCTGCCTAATTCAACGCATCATGCCAGTCGCGGCCAAGTCAGCTGCACACACATCAGAGTGGATCTGATTCAGCCTCTGAAGCAGTTGGCCGGCATTTGGTCGCCGCGCCGGATCGGTATGTAGGACCTGTCGGAATAGAGCGTCGAGCCGGGTGTTCGCTGCTCCAACCACAGGCCTGACGTCCATTTCTATATCGTCAGCTATCCCTTTGGCCGGAGGTTTCTGAGGGTTGAACCCGGTAATGGCTCGATACAGAACCAGTCCCAACTGATAGATGTCGCTGGCAGGAGTGAGTGAAATTTTCTCTCCCCGCGCAATCTTTACAAGCTCTGGTGTCCTGTAAAAGAAAGGCATTGCTGCATAAGCGTTAAACTCCTCAGATAGCTCATCGTCCTCACCCATAAGAACCTTGGCCAGCCCGAGGT